AAGGCGAGGTTTATCATAGTGTTCAAAGCACCAGAGAATTTCTCAAATGCCTTTGCCGCGCCCTCACCGCCAATAGATTTTACAAATCCAAGAGTTGCATCATATGCTTTATAACCCCAGTCAATAAAAGTAACCAGACCATCTAATAATGTTCCAGCAATCTTCAAGATAAAATCCATTACTGGACCAACAATCTTAAGCAACTCAAGCATCTTAGGCAAGAGTGGCAAAAGTTTAATTGCAATAAATCCAATAAGGATTGATGATATGTAATTTTTAATCGCATCAAAGATGCTACTAAAAGGTTTGCCTGCTTTACTTGCTGCTTTACCTAGTATACCTGTTTTTTGCTTCTCAAATCTATCCTCTTTCCCTTTTCTTGCCAAAGCAGCACGCATCTTTTGTGCGTCTTTTGCTTCTTTCTTTCTAAGTTTAAAGGAATCTTTTAAGAGTCTATCAATCTGTATCGTCTTTTTGCGAATATATGCAACATTCTCCTCAAGAGTTGCTTTACTATCACCACCACTTGTAGATGTATTAACAGACGTTGACGTATCTGTCTTAGGCATATCCACTGGTTTAATTAGTGGAACCATAGACATTGATGGTCTAACCGTCAAAGATGATACTTCCTTCTCTCCCTGCTCACCAGGTTTTTTCTTCTTAGTATTTTTACCAAGAAACTTAGTGCCAATATTTGCTGTTCTTGTGAGTTTAGAACCTGTTGATAGTGCTTTGCCTGCTCCGCCGAGTAATGCTGGTAATGCCATTGTCTATACCTCCTATCCTACAAGACCGAACATTGTCTTAGCGCGTCTCCTAGAGGCGTTAGACGAGACTGATACAGAGGGAACCTCTGGACCTTTTCCAACACTGCCATATCCACCACCGCCAGATGCCTGGACGATTGGAGGTAGGGTGGACACCATTGCCGAATCATCAGACATCACAGGTTGTCCGACTGCCATTGATTGTGGTTTGTTGAGTCCAAGTTTAGCAGCATTTGAGTTGCTGTCAGTTTTAGCAACAATGTTATCAATTGCACTAGGACCACCAAGTCTCATTACAGTATCAAAGGGGAGAATATACTCTCCAGGTTGGACACGAATCATCTGTCTGTCTGCACCTGCTCCAGGTAAATTCATCCCAGTGCTCTCAGTGATACTCATACCACCACCTTGACGACCAAGCATTTTCATTGCTTCTTCTTGTTTTAATCTCCGATTGTATAGTTTTCCAGCAAAGGAGTTGTCTTTGACAGGACCCATCTCACCTTTAGTTGCCTTCTGTGCTTGTCCACTTAACCAGGACATAGGATTGAGTAGATTGAATCCACCACCCTGCATACCAATGATTCCACCACCTTGTTTTCCAACCCATCCACGAGGATCATACCACTCTCTCTTTGGTGCTGCTTGCTTTACTGTTGGCGTAATTGTGGGTGTGGGTAAAGGTTTAGTGGGATCGCCACCTAATGCTCTAGTTGCAGCATTATAGTTACCCTTATCAAATTTCTGTGTTGCAGATCCAATCTGTGCTGATGTCACAGGTTTTGGTGCTGCTGGAGCAACCTTTGGTGTTGCACCTTCAATCTCATTCCTATCAACCTGACCAACGGCAATCCTGCTGCCAAGTGCTCTTTGATTCAACCAACCAATATCCTCTGCAAATTTACCCAAGGATGCAGCACCAAAATATGCTGCCTCACCAAAAGCACCACCTAACAACTGCTCTTTTGCTTTTTGCAGATACTCTTGAGTTGATAGGTTGAAGTTATATCTGTCATCAGTGTATAAAGTATCTCCACCTTTTCTAGTTGATGCAGTAAATCTTCCTAGAATAGAGTTGAATGCTTTACCGCCAGGGCCCAGGTTATCGGTATATGCACCACCACCTTTAGCACCTTTATTAACATCTTCTTGGTTCCAGTTCATTTTAACTTCACCATCAGACCCAACAACCAAACCAGACTTATCCAGAGTCATATCGATTGTTTTCTGGCGCATTTTATCAACTTGATCATTACTCAAAATCTTAAATGGTTTCCCAAGAGGACCCAACAATGCCTTGACAAATGTCAAGTTTCTCATTGTTGAAGCATCACCAGATGGGATGGGAATCAATCCCTTATCAGCAATATCTTGAAGTGGTGAACCCTCAGGCAGACTATCAACAATGCTATCTGCTATTGAAATTTCTTTCTCATCAACAGCAGCATTTTTCTTTGCGAGTCCTTTATAGGTATCACTACCAGCAATATTTGAAAGACCGTCAAAAGTTCCAGCAACAGCATTAGTAGCAGTTGCTCTCCCTTGATTTAAGAGTCCTTTACCAGTAGTTTGTGCAGATTCTAATCCAGAGACGAGTTGGTTTTCTAATTCACCACTTTCATATTTTTGCTGAACATCTCTAACAATGCTGTCTCCAGTATTAACAATGTTTCCAAGAAAACTCTCACCTTGAGACGCAATAGACATTGCACCTTGTTGTAAAGATGGTCCTAAAGATTCTATTGTTTGTTGACCAAGACTCAAACCTTGTTCTAAACCTGTAAATCCATTATTAAAGATTGCGTTGCCATATTTAGTTGCTGCTGATTTTGCTTCTTTATATCCAGTATCTCCTGCTTTGAGTGTAGATGCAAGGGCAGGATTTGCCGTTGCCCACTTAACCAAGTCATCCCTTAATCTTTCGCCACGTTCTGCCATATATGTGCCACCAGTAGGCACACTTTGTCCAACCCGACCACCATTAGCGAAGGCAGGAAGAACCATACCACCAAACTCAGCAGCTTGGACACCCTTTGCCATCTTAGGTTTGTTGGCTTGTGGTCCTCCAAACTTTTTATTGAGACCTAAGAAGTAATCTGCCCCAACAGAATCAACTGTTGCTTTGTTGATTACAACTTCACCAGGTCGAGCAGCAATCAACTGAGTATCAACACCAGCACCCTTGATATCTGTGCCGCTGGTAGTTGTTATCTCCCCACCTTTTCTCTTTGCTGGAATCTCACCAAAGAATCCATATGTCTTTTCCTTACCTGTCCTAAGTCTTTCTGCTTGCTCCTCTCTTTCTGCTCCAGCACCAGTAAAGAAGTCTCCAATTTGTCCAAAGAAACCTCGGTCTTTATTTTGTGCCTCAATCTGAGCAGCTGCCTTTTCCTTTCCAACCTCCTTCTCTGCATCATCTGCTTGTTTATCCGCAGCATCTTTAACAGTGTCTGGGAACATTGCAGGGATAACGGCACCTGCACCAAGGAGTGCTACCGCTGCTGCTGCCTTCGGATTCCTCGCAATTGCTTTACCTAGGGCAGGAATGACTGTAAGCAACATCCTCCCTGCAAAGAATACTAACTTTGCTGTTATTCCAATAATAAATTTACTTAATCCATTGCCAAAGATTAGATAAGCGCCCAATAATGCTGGCCACCAATCCTTTAAGAATCGACCAATACTACTAACTTTACTTTGATTATCTGGGTCTCCAAACCAACCAATCAACCCAATGAGTGCTTTGCCCAAGAGTATTGAAGCAAAGAAGTTGATTATCTTATCAAGGATACTTGAGAATGGTTTTACAACCTTATCTACTGCTTTCTTTGCCTTTTTATCTCCTTTACCTTCTTCAAATCTCTCCTCTTTTCCCTTTCTCTTTTTATTTTCTTCTAACTTTCTTGCAAGACCAAACTGCTTTCTAATAAAATCGTTTTGCTTTACAAGAGTTTCAAAAATACTATCTACTGTTTTTCTGATTGCAGCAACATTTTGCTCTAGAGTTGCTCCAGACTTTCTCTTTTTTCTTTCTTTTACGCTGTCAGCATCTTGTTCCTCCGCAGATTCTGCTGCAGATTGGCGATTTGCTGTTTGCTGAGTTGTATTTCTAACAGCAATTGCTGATGTCCCAGGTGCTGCTGGTAAAAGATTTTGTCTAGGAACTGCAGGAGGTGGTGTCTGACCAACTCCAGTTTGAGTCTTTGGTTTCTCTACACCAAAGAATGAACTGACAAATTTATTAAAATCTACCTTACTTTTACTTGCCTTAAATGCTTCCTTTCTCTCTTCGGGAGAAAGTCTTTCTCCGTCAATAGTTCCTTGAGTTGCAACCTCTTGACGTAAACGCTCATAGTTGTCGGCACCAAAAAAACTGCCAGGATTTATACTATCTTTCCTGACAGTTACTCTTCTTTTTGGTGGACGACCCCTATATGCTCTTGCCATTAACCTAATGATGATGCTTTTTGTTGGTCCATTCTAAGTTTTTCTTCTTCAATGTGGTTCCTGAGCATCGTGACATAGATGTCTCTTTCCCACGGAATCATATTTTCAATCTCACTCAAAGAATATTTATGAAACTGCATTAAGGAGAAATTTAACTCATAAAAGTTCATTAGGTCCATATGGACCATCCCTACCCGAAAAAACTAGATAGTCCCTCAAGTACAACAGCACTGCTTTTTCCAGTGTTTGGATTTTTTACCTTAATCTCGTGACTGAGTTTAGGCATAGTCTCAAAGAATGACTCAATCTCTTTGAATTGAGTTGAGTTCATTGACTCCAAGAACTCAAACAGTTCTTTTTTAGTACAGTCAGAGGCAACCCAGACTTCTTCCTCAGTGTAAATCTTATCCATACAAGCAGCAATCAATTCAAATGACTGCTCCATTACATTACCATCTTTGAAGTCAAAGTTGTTTTTGATGAACTGTTCCAGTGATGGATACCTCATCTCAATCATAATTGAATCATCAACTTTAATCCTCTTACTATGCTTTGGATCCTTGGTGACGTGAATGTCCTCAAGGTTGATTGACACAGGAACTTGAGTCTCGTTATCATCTGGACAGATGACATTTACCTCAACTTCTTCACCCACAGATTTGCCACGGATATTGAGGAATAGGAACTCAATATCAAAAGTTGGGAGATCCTCAACTTTTATACCGCTTGTTTTAATGCAATTCTTGATAACAGTTTTAACTGCTTTGGTGATATCTTTTGTGTCTTCGGTCTCCATTGCGAGGACCAAAAGTTTCTCTTCTTTGACCAAAAATGGTCTATATTCGATTGTTTTTTCTGTCGAAGGCAAAGTCAACTCATAAGTTGGTGTCGCAATCTTTGGTAAAGGCATAATACTAAAAACTCATATAGTTATTTATAGGGCAATTTTAAAATCCTTTCACATCAAGTACATATCGAGTGAAGGCATAGTTTACTGTACATTTTAACAGTTCAGATGAATTATATGAAACTGGCATAGAATTAATGGACAGAGGATAAGCATCCAAAAATGAATATTCTAGATAAGCACCATTCTTCTCATAATCTTTTTCAAATTTATTGATGACTATTTGAGATTTATATCCATTTTTAAACTTGGTCCTGTGTACAAAGTTTGGTGCTCTATTTTCAACACCTTCTCCAACAAATGGTTCTCCAGCAATATATCTTATCCAATTCTCAAAGAATATAATAACATCATAGTCAATATTTACATAAAATGTAAAACTTGCTGTATCATCATATGCTTTTCTATAAGCAATCCTCTCTGTTGTACCTACAAAGTCATCTTTGAGTTCGTGAGTCATAAGGTTTGACCCAGGAAGTGATGCCTCTGAACAAGATAGATTTACAACATCCTGAATAAAAAATGGTAGTTGCTTTCCATCTGGTGGAGCATAAACATTTACAGAATATTGTGACGTTAAAGATGGAGCGAGTAGTTTGGTTTTCACCTCACTCATCAGTCTAGCAATTGGCTTAGGCATCTAAATACAGTGTAACCCTTTATTATATGTAGTCGATGTCTAGAGATGGTAGATTCCACCAAGGAAGATTTCGTCCACAAAATCCCCAAAAATATCTTGGGGACGTGAATAATATTATATATCGTAGTTCTTGGGAACTTAGATTCTTAAGGTGGTGTGACCAAAACACCAACATTCTCCAATATGGTTCCGAAGAGTTTTTTATCCCATATGTATCACCGGTCGATAATCGGGTACATCGTTATTTTCCAGATTTTATCATTAAAGTACAACATAAAGATGGGTCTGTAAAGAGATATGTTGTTGAGGTAAAACCAGAAAAACAAACAAAACCACCTAAACAAAGAAAGCGTGTAACCAAATCCTTCATTTATGAGTCAAAAACATATGCTGTCAATCAAGCAAAATGGAAGGCAGCAGAGGAATGGTGTAAGGATCGTAGGTTAGAGTTTAAAGTGATTACGGAACGCCATCTTTACGGGAAGTCATAAATAAATCAGAATTACAGATGAATATTGGGCGGCAACGGTATGTCTTGGCGGATATGTTGCGTAAGACCCAACTATTATAAATAAGTATGTCTCGCCAAGGCATACAATGAAGAAATACTATACCTACGCATATTTGCGTCAAGACGGAACACCATATTACATTGGTAAGGGTTGCGGAAGAAGATTATACGACCATCACGGTAAAAATTGTAACCCGCCAAAAGATAGAAGCAGGATAATTAAACTTAAGCAGAATCTTACCGAGGAAGAAGCATTTAAGCACGAAATCTATATGATTGCCGTGTTCGGTAAGAAATGCGATGGAACAGGTATTTTAAGGAACATTGCTGATGGTGGTAATGGTGGCAATGGATTGTATGGTGATGATAGTCCAACGAAAAGACCTGAAGTTAGAGCAAAGATAAGTGCTTCAAATAAGGGAAAAACAAAAGGTAGAATAAAAACAAAGGAGGAAATAGAAAAAATGTCTCGCTCTCATAAAGAGAGATTAAAGAAAAACCCAAGACCGATGTCATATTACGCCATAAATCTGAAAAAAATGGCGGAAGTAAACAGAACAAATATAGAGAAGCATCAAAAGCACAGAGAGTTTATGAAGGGCAAATCTTATGCTTCTAAACCTGTAGAACTTAATAGTGAAATATATAAATCAATGACCGAAGCAATGAGTCTGACAGGACTTTCCAGATATCTCATTTTAAAACGAGGCGGTAAATTCATCTAATGGCATCCCCTAAATTTGAACTCTTAGAGAAAGTTATTGACCGAGAGTTAGATCCTGATGACATTATGGCAGAGATTATGACAATATATGATGATATCACTCTCATTCCAGATGTTGGTAAGACATACACATTCATATACAGAGCAAAGACGCCAAATATCATTTACGACGAGTTTCCTTTGGTTGCTGTAACCAGCATCGAAAAATGGGGATTTAAAGGATTAAATTATCATTGGGGTGGTTGGAGACAATACACTTGGGTTGAAATGATGAGTCAATGTCACTACATCCCACAGGAGGATGTTGGTGAGTTAAATGCTATCCCATATAGGAACTTTAAAGTTTCTCTATAAATAAACAAAAGTCTCCAGATAATGGCATCTCAAACTACAAATCTTCCATTACAGTCGGGAAAGGGTAGCAATAAGCAATCGGTTAAAGTTCAAGTATCAATTGACCCAGACAATCCGGGACAACCACCATCTGTTATCGATAGAGATACTGGGAGTGTGATTGGACAATGGGACAGTAATGCTAATGCATTTGTCGCAACAGTTGATGGAAGAGTGGGGAAGAATCAACCTATCAGTGAGTTTCTTGCTCAGAATCAGAGTCAATTAAAAAAGACAACTACAAATAGTATCAATAATTTGAATTCATCCCAGAAAAAGGGATTTGCAGATGGTGGGTCATATAATACAGGTGTACAAGGTAGTTCAGCAACTCCAGCAGGCAATGGAACTGCAACAGCAAAACCAAAATCTATACAAGGTGGCAATCAACCACCACAGGTAACTCTTGCGTCATTGTCTGGTCAAGATGCAAGTCTCAGATATCCTTCGACAATCTCAGGTGACTTTGTTTTATTTGAAATTTATGAATATAATGGTCCTGGCGTAAATCCCTCATCAAACTTTGGATTAACAACTGTAAGAGCGGGCAATAAAGTGGCATCCATTGCATTACCAATTCAAGCATCAATTACTGATAGCAACACAGTTGATTGGAAGGAAGATACTCTTAATGCATTGCAAGGAAGTCTTGGAGCTGTTGCACTAGGAATGCTTGGGCAAAAAGAACAAAAGGATGCTCTAGGCCAATTGATTAAATCAGCAACAGCTGCAGCAGGAGAGGATACAAAGGGGGGAGAAGGGGGTGATTTAGCAAGGGCAATTAAATTTGCATCAGCATCAGCAGCAGTTAACTCCAATCTCCGCTCACGTTTCTCTGGTGAGGTAATGAATCCAAACCTTGAACTTTTGTTCAATGGTCCTCGTCTGAGAAACTTTAACTTTGCATTTTTTATGTCAGCAAGAGATGAGGGAGAAGCAACCACCATTAAAAAAATCATCAAGACATTTAAGGAAAAAATGGCAGTTCGTGATGGTCCTGGATCTCTATTTCTAAAAGCACCTCACATATTTCAAATAACTTATAAAACTGATACTGGTGGACAACATCCTGCACTCAATCAAATAAAACTTTGTGCAATGACAGGTTTTAATGTAAATTATACCCCTGCAGGAACTTACAGCACTTTTGAAGACCTTACAATGACCGCATATCAAATGAATATGCAATTTACTGAACTTGATCCTGTATATGAGTCTGATTATGCTAGTTCAAACGATATAGGTTTCTAAAATGGCAAATTACTTCAGTTACGTTCCAGAGATTGATTACGTCAATCGTTTTCCCAATGCAAAAATTGGCGAATATAATCGTGCCAAGAATTTATTCACACGGGCAAAGATTCGTGATGATATCTTCCAAGACCTATCCAACTTTACCAAGTATAGCATCGTAGGTGATGAGAGACCAGATAACGTCTCATACGCATATTATGGCGATGCTACTTATGATTGGTTAGTGTTGCTCGCAAATAATATAGTTGATGTTTATAGTGAATGGCCTATGACTCAACAGTCATTTGACACATTTTTAATCAACAAATATGGTACATATGACGAGATTGATAGTGTTCATCACTATGAGTCTGTTGAGGTAACAAACTCTAGGGGCATCAAAATCTTAGATGCTGGTCTCACTGTTCCATCGAACTTTTCAGTAACTTATTTTGACAGCGGAATAGGGACAGAGGTGACTAAAACAAGTATAACCAGAGAGATTACAAACAGAGTATTTGAAGATAAACTTGAGGATAAAAAGAGAAACGTCTATCTCCTGAAAAAAGAGTATCTCAATATGATTACTCAGGATGTTAAAAATGTCCTTGAATACAAAGAAGGTTCCACTCAGTATGTGAGCAGAACCTTAAAGCGTGTCGATAATATCAGACTATATCAGTAATCAACTATCAGCAAGTTTCTGGAAGTATGAGAGAGTGTCATCTTCTTCACCGTCATCATTAGATGATGTGGAGTTGGACAACTCATTCAGTTTCTCACGGAACTCACTAGGGAGTTCGGACTCAGTTTCTTGAGGACGACTAAACTCGGGTTTGAATGATCCACGAGTTGCCTCAAATGCTTGCTCTTCCTCTTGAGTCTCACGGTCCTGCCTCTTAGCATTGGGACGATTGCCCAACACATAGTCAAGACGCTTTTGGAGATCCTCATAGGACTTGAACTGATCTGCTGAAACCATTGCATCAAGAGAATACTCTTTCTTCCAGAGTGTCTCAAGAGCATCATCGTCATCCAGCAGTGCGCTAGGACGATCAAACTCACTAGAGTCGTAGTTCCAGTAACCTGCAACCTTCTTGAGTTTTAGTTTGAAGTTGGCACCCTGCCAAAAGTCAAACGGGTTGATAGGAGTCTCATCCTCAAACTCAGGTTGCATTGATTCCATGACCTTATCAAAGATCTTTTTACCAAACCTGTAAAGGAAGACTTGACCCTCATTCTGGGGGTTTGCTTTGTCATGCACAACATAGATGTTGGCATAGTAGGACAGTTTACGCTTTTGCTTACGTGCAATTTCTTTATCTGAATCACTTCCACTGTTCCAGAGTTCACGGTTGTACTCAGACACAGGATCTTTGCCACCATTAGTGGTCAAAGAGTTTTCAATGTACCATCCACCTGGACCTTGGAATGCATGACTATACAGTTTTGCCCATGGGAGATCTTCACCATCAGGGGCAGGGAGGAAACGGATAACAGCATAACCATTATCAGTCTTGTCCATTTCTGGTTTCCACAGGCGCTCATCAGCGCCACCAGATGTTTTATTCATCTTCTCTACTTCTTTGACCAGTTTGTTGGTCAGATTGCCAAGAGAAGACTGCTTCTTAAGTGCGGAAAAGGACATTTAGATTAACCTCGGATTTGTTAGGATTTGGTTTTTTGTGGACCACGTTATTATAGCAAGGATTGGGGCCGGGTGTCAAGATCAGATTTGATTTCTCATCGTGACAATGATTTTCTGCATATTGGAGAAAATTACATCCATGCTGACAGTCGATGGAAGACCCATCAACCTAGCAGATTCAAGAATCTGCTGTTTCATCTGTAGTGCCTCGGGATCATCAGATAGACTCAAACGAGTATACATGATCCTTTGTTTATCTAAAAGATCTTCAAGAAAATCAATGTGTTTTGATTTTTCATCATCTGACATGGC